TGTACATATTTATACACCAATGTATAGTTTCATACATTGAGAGCTTCCCACAGTGCATTGCTAGCAATGAATCCAGGGCCGTTTATAATGTTTCCTTCATATTCTATCCATCCAGCACCAGGATCTGCGTTTATTGGGTGAAGTGGAACAAACCTAGGACTGAAAACATGGTTTTCACATGCGCTTTTTTGGTTGATAAGATTAATTTTTCTTTTGCGCTTGCAGGACCAAATCCCACTAGCTTCTGCGGTGCTGTGTGCACACGTTCTGCAGTTTACGTCAGCAGGTGTATTTCCAGCGCAGATTTCTTTGTAATTGCACCAGTTGCACTCATAAGATTCTGATTTTTCTGGGATAAGACCATCTGTGAAAATTATTTTTTCTGCTTTTTCAATTAGTTTTTTTGCATACTTAGGATCTTTTGGAAAGCGCTCTTGGTAGATTTCATCTGTGTTTTTATTTACGCAAATGTAATACGTTTTATCAATGTTTAGAGCATACATGTACATGCAGCATTGAGCATAATGATCAGGTTTGCTGATCTTTATTCCGTGTTTTTTTAGATTTTTAAAATGTTTGCCATTTGCTGTTTTGACTTCTAAAACATGTTTGGATTTTGGAGCTTCTGTAAATCCAGATGCTATTCCATCTAGAGAACCAGAAAAATGTCCTCCGAAAAGCGAAAACGATATTTGTTCACCATTTTTTTCTGCTTGAATATCAATACCAATATCCCGGAGGTTTTGAATTATTCTATTTTCTTCTATTTTTCCTGTTTCAAACAACCGATAAATTCTTCCGGGTATGTCTGGAGTTATTGCCCAATGAAATGTATACCACAATTCACGGGAACATTTTTTTCCAATGATAGACGCACCTAGATGCGGGCGCCTGTGATCATCAGAAGACTCTTTATAGTGTGAAAAAATTTTGTCTGATGTTGTTTTAGAATGAGGTAATATTGCCATTATATCATCCCAAAAAATTACTCTTTTTTGTAGATAGGATCCCATGGTGCGTTTGGTGGCGCCGGATCTGCTGTTGTGGATGCTGGATCTGTTGTGGTTGCTGGTTTATAGCCCTTGATTACATTTCTTTCGTCGTAACCGTCTTTTGCCGGTTGAATCCCTACTTTCACACAGACTGGAATATCATGTAACTCCTCAGACATTTTAGGGTTCATTACATTTATTGCGCGGCAAATACTAGACAACGTTTTTTGCGCGATTTCCTGAGTCATAACATTTGTATTAACTAAGTTGAGCCTTTCCCATAGTTTCCTACCAGTGTGCTCGCCTTCAATAATATCAAAAACTAATTCTAGGTATTGACCAGAACCAGATTTTGTTTCTTTCATTTCGCTTGCGGCAATAACCGCAATATATTCTCCGATTGGAAGGGTTGCAAAGTCTGAATACGGTTCAAATTCATTTGCGTCAAAATTTATGATTGCCATTTTATTCTCCTTTTATTGTTTGTTTTTGTAATGGTTCGTTTTTGCACGGTAAATATGTTTCAATTTCATTCCAAAGCAATGGCAATACATCAGGCATGCCATATCTGTTTTTTGCAACGTATGCAGGACTGTTAGTCAGATACATTACTCGGTTACCTGTGCTTATTGCTCGGCTTTTTTTTGTTCCAAAGCCAATATCATCAGATTTCAGAAATGTTTCGATGTTGCAAAAACCAATTATATCAGAAAACTCTTTGGCAAGTCCGGCTGCACGTTTATGCAGTTTCAACGTAAACATGTCGTATGGTGGGTGAATTGGATCTTCTACCTTAATAACAGTAGAATGTGCACTCATGATAATTGTCATTCCCAGATCTCTCAGTGCACTGACATACGCGAAAAGTTTTCTCCATTCTGTGTCGGCTTCAACATAGCCTTTCCCATACCCAGGACTTTCAATAGTCTGAACTCCCAGGCGTTTACACGTTGCGGACCAGACCAAAGGCTCTATCCAGTCTAGTGATTCAACCACAACAGTTTTGAAATTATGGGATTCTGAGCCTAGACTTGCAAGAATTTGCAACAGATCATCAAACTTTTGAATTGTTCCATTTATTGGAAAACGTGGAACCGATTCGTTTGTTAGCCCATCTTCTGCCTGAAGGAACACCGGGGTTGGTGTCTGGGTTGCAAATGTAGTTTTTCCAATTCCTTCTGGGCCGTAAATAATAATTCTAGCTGGTTTGTTTTTTCCAGCTGCAATTGCTGATAAATCAATAGCCATTTTTTATCTCTTGTTTGTTGTTTGGTTTATTTTTCATTTTTCTATTCATAAGGCAACGTAATGCCTTGCATATAGATTTGTTTTTTGCATATAAATAATTTGTTACGCACATATTAAATGGTATAAAAATCAATGTGTTAGTATGCTTACGTTAGAGCAGATAAAAAAACGGCTGAAAGACAGAAATTTAAAAAAAGTCAGTGTTGTTACTGGAATCAGTTACCCTGCAGTTTGGAACATTGCGAATAAAAATCAAGAAAAAGTGCAATACAGGACCGTGAAAATGTTGTCAGATTATCTTGAGGAGTACAGATGAACTGGAGTCATGAGCAATTGAAACTCGCAAAAAAATATAAATCCATAGATGAAGTGCCTGAAGAATTGCTGCGATATAAATGTCATGATTGTTTGTTGGTTTTTGACATGCCTGTTTGTCCTCAATGTGGTAGTGAAAAACTTTCGAAAATGTGCCCTTTAGACAATTGTCATTGCGGGCATGATGTTATGCAGATGATTGATTATTGCCCATTATGCGGTGAAGCAGTTTGTCCTGAATGTGGCACACACGACGTTGCACAAATTAGTAGAATCACTGGATATCTTCAGGATGTCGCGGGCTGGAACGCGGCAAAAAAACAGGAATTGAAAGATCGGCACAGAACAATAGTAAAAGGAGGCGATGAATATAATGGAGACGAATAAATGTGTATGATTCAGCGTGTGAATATATTGAAAAATTCGGCTGGTCTCTAGTTCGTCTGCCTCCAAAGAGCAAAGGGGACAGTAGAAATGATCCAGGCTGGAACAAAAAAGAAAATGCTATAGACACAATAGAAAAGGCTAAGGTTTGGAAAAATTCACCAGATAATAATATGGGGCTGCTGCTGGAGTATTCTGGGATTGTATCTATTGATATTGATCATGAAGAATACAGCAGACACGTTTTTTATGTTCTTGGATTAGATTATGATTTGCTATTAGAAGACGCACCGCGTATTGTTGGCAGAACAGGTAGGGACAAAGCGCTGTTTCGTGCGCCTGTTGAAATTGCTTTGAAATATCACAAACTAGAATGGCCGGGGAAAACACAAAAAGATAGAAATATAACTGTTTTTGAATTGAGATGTGGAAAAATCCAGGATGTTTTACCACCGTCTATTCATCCAGATACAAAAATGCCGTATTCATGGGCTAGACATCCAGATGCTGGAATCCCAGATCTTCCAAAAGAGATTATAGCGATTTGGAGTAACTGGAGTTTTTTTGAAAAACAACTGCAGGAAGCTTGTCCGTGGGCGCCTGAAATTGAAAAACCACCGATTGAAAAAAAGAAAAAACACCACAAAAAACAGGATAATATAATAGAAAAATATAATTCTATTATTGATGTCAGAGATATTTTATTACGAAATGGCTATGTTAAAAAGCCATCTGGTCGTTATCTTAGCCCTAACTCCAGTTCGGGAATTGCTGGAGTAATTGTTTTTCCAGACAATACTGTGTTTTCTCATCATGCTTCAGATCCATTAAGCTGTTCGCATACTCATGATGCATTTGATTTGTTCATGATTTTTGAGCATGCTGGAAATATTAACAGCGCTGTAAAAGCTGCGGCAAAACTATTGAATATAAAACATATAGAGTACGATCCAGATGCTATTGCGCATGGTAAATCTATATCTGAAACGTTTTTAAAAAACGGGACCAAAAAACAAGTTGATAATGAAATATCAAAAATCCCGGGTGTGTTGCAATATGCAGTAGATTATTATCAAGAAACAGCGCGAAAACCTCAGATTGATTATGCTATTGCATGTGCTCTTGCGTTAGGGTCAATTTGTCTTTCCAGGAACTGGAGATCTTGTCAGAATAATTATACTGGACTATATTTTTTGATCGTTGGAAAAAGTAGCACCGGAAAGGAACATTCAAAGACTGTGCTGGAGACAGTTCTCAGGCTGTCAGGAGAACAATGTATGTCTCTAATTGGACCACCGGGCTATACTTCTGCTGGAGCTATAATTTCCACTCTGAGAACGAAACCCAGGCATATTTGTATTCAGGATGAAATGGGAAAGCAATTGCAGCACGCAATGGCGTCAAAAAATTCTCAAAAGGATGCTGCATATACTATGCTGATGGAAGCATTCGGCCGGCAAGACGGGTTTTTGTCATCTGATGCGTATTCTAATTTGTCTGGAAAAAGACAAGATCTTGAAGACACTGGAATTACAATTGATCGCCCGGGAATTACCATTTTTGGAATTTCTACACCATCAACACTCTATAAGGTGATTAATACAGATTCTATTTCTTCTGGGTATTTGCCTAGATTCATTATCGTTGAATCTAATGCAGATCGACAAATCAGCAGATGGATTGATACTGATATATCACCACACCCAGATTTGCTGAAATGGTGTGCTGCAGTTGAAAAAAAACCGGAACCAGTGGAAACATTAGCGCATATATCGATCCACCTGAACCACACATGGTAAAATTTCATCCTGACTGCAGGCAGATGCTGGAAACATACGAGCTAGAAATTATAAAAATTCAAAATGGTCTAGATGTTTTTGGGATTGCTGAACTATGGGGGAAAACGAAAGAAATTGCACAAAGAATTTCTTTGATAATTGCGTGTTCTTGTAGTTCTGATGTTATTCAGCCGGAACATCTAAGATGGGCGATAAAATATTGTTCGAAACATTTTTTGATGACTACAGAACGTGTGAAAACTGTTGTTAGTAATTCAGACTTTGAAGGCATTTGCAAAGAAGTGCTGAATATTGTTCAGGCGTCAGGAATTCAGGGTGCTACAAACAGAGAGCTGTACAAAAAATCAGGGCTTGTTAGATCTCTAGATACAAAAGGATTCGATGCAGTAATGGTAGTCCTGCAGGAATCCCATGGAATTGAATTTGCTGCAATTAACCACAAGGGAGCCGGCAGACCAAGAATGGCGTGGGTTTCTCCTGAAATAATTATGGAATGAGAGTTCCATATTTTTCCATAATTTTAAACCAATATTTGGGCACTATTTTAAAATCTGGGGGTTTTCCAGCCAATAAATAATTATGGAATTATGGAATTATGAAAAGTGTAAAAACCGCGAAAACGCCCCTCGCGTGGCGTAAAAACACACACACACACACACACA